AATTACAATGGGGTCAAAACTTAGCGAAGTTTGCTGGTGTTACTATGATAGGTGGTGTATCACTTAATGGTAATGAAATAATGCAACAAGCAGAAGCTGAGATAATCAAACTAGAACAAGAAGTCAGAAGTAATTACGAGGAACCACCTCATTTGATACTAGGATAACGCCATGCCAACAAATCATTATTTTCAAGGTGGCAACGGCATAGGTTCATCAGAAGAAAAAAAACTTTTTGAAAACTTAATTATTGAAGGTTTAAAAATCTATGGACATGATGTCTATTACCTACCTAGAACTTTAGTCAATAAAGACCTTATACTTGGCGAAGATGTTGCAAGTAAATTTAATGCAGCCTATCTTTGTGAAATGTATATGGATACAACTGAAGGATTTGCTGGCGAACAAGAATTAGTAAGTAAGTTTGGTCTAGAGATTAGAGAAGATACAACATTTACTGTATCTAAAAGAAGGTGGGAAGATATTGTCGGAGACCCTGCTACACAAATAGTCTCTGATAGACCAAACGAAGGCGATATCATTTATATGCCGTTAATGAATAGTTTCTTTGAGATTCTATTTATTGAAGACCAAGAACCATTTTTTCAATTAGGCAACTTACCTGTTTACAAACTAAGAGTAACTAGATTCGAGTATTCATCTGAAAGACTTGATACAGGAGTATCAGATATTGATAGTGCTGAAGATAAATTCTCACTTGATATGTTAGCACATCAAATGACTTTAGAGGCAGAAGAAGGTTCTCTATTACTTGAAAATGATAGAGCAAGTGGTGACCCTAACTACTTCTTAATGGAAACTTATGCAATACAAACTCAATCACCTTATGCAGATAATGTTGATTTAGATAATGAGGCAGGTTTTGATACAGCAAGTGTAGGTGATGATATACTAGACTTTACAGAAAGAAACCCTTTTGGAGAAATTGACTTCTAATGTTTGGCGATTATTTTTACAATCAGACAATGAGAAGAATGACTATTGCATTTGGTCAAATCTTTAACAATATACAAATTAAAAGAAAAGATTCAAATGGCAATGTTGTTCAGTCTATTCGTGTGCCATTAGCATATGCACCTAAAGAAAAGTTTCTTACAAGATTAGACCAACAACCTAATTTAAATGATAGACAATTTGCAGTTACTTTGCCTAGATTATCTTTTGAGATAACAGGTCTATCATATGACGGTGAAAGAAAACTTACAAGAGTGCAAAAATATAAAACTGTAAAATCTAATGTAGATGGCAAGGTAATGAATTTTAATTATACACCTGTTCCATATAATTTAAATTTTTCTTTATATTCATTTACAGCAAGTGCAGAGGCAGGACTTCAAATAGTAGAACAAATACTACCATTTTTTCAACCAGATTATACAGTTACTATAAACGCAGTACCAGAACTAGACATTAAAAGAGATGTTCCTATTATTTTAAATAGTGTGCAATATCAAGATACTTATGATGGTGGATATACAACAAGAAGAGCAGTTATTTATACTTTAAACTTTACTGCTAAAACATATCTATTTGGTCCTGATAATACAAACAAAACAATTAAAGAAGTTAAAATTGATTTATATGATGATACAGATACAACAAATAAGGCAAGAGTAGAAAGAGTTACAACAACACCTAATCCTACAAGTGCAGACGCCAATGATGATTTTGGATTTACAACAGATATAGAATTTTTTGAAGACAGTAAAAAATATAACCCTTCTACAGATACGGATGAATAAATAGTATTATGACAAGAGCAAGAGACACAGCAGACTTAATAACATTAGCACCTGATTCACAGGCACTTGAACCAGATAATGCAATGCCATTAATTCATAATGGTGCAATGATGGTATGTCAAAGAGCAACATCTGCTGCTAGTTTAAGTTCAGGAGCAAATTATGTAATTGATAGATTTATATTTGCAGTTAATGAGGGAACATTTACAGTATCTCAACACTCAGATGGTCCTACAGGTTCTGGTTTTAAAAAATGTTTAAAAATAGACTGTACAACAGCAGACGCTTCATTGACTTCTGATGGTGCAGTAAATATTGTTCAGAGACAAGAAGGTATAAATTTAAAGTCTATGAGAAAAGGATATTCGGACGCTAAAAAAGTAACTTGGGCATTTTGGGTAAAAACAAATAAGACAGGAAATTATGTTGCTGAATTAAGAGACCATGATAACAATAGAACAGTAGGTCAAGTATTTTCAGTAGATTCTGCTAATACATGGGAAAAGAAAGTATTAGTTTTTCCTGCTGATACATCAACAGGTGATAAATTTACTCATGATGAAGGATTGTCTTTATCTTGCACAATTTGGTTGGCTGCTGGAACTGATTATACATCAGGCACACTTAATACAACATGGGCAGACACAACAACTGCTAATAGAGTTGTGGGGCTAAATGTTAATATTGCAGATAACACAGATAACGAATTTTTAACAACAGGATGGCAACTAGAAATAGGTGAATACACAGCAACAACAATTCCGCCATTTAGACACATACCTTTTGCATTAGACATTTTAAGATGTCAAAGATATTTTAGAATAGGGGTAGATGGTAATAGTCAATTTTTTGGTATGGGTGGAATGTATAGTGGTAGTCAAGCAAATAGTTTTACACAGGGTCCTTGTAGAATGAGAGCGGCACCAACATATGACCAAGTAGGCGGGACAAATTATTTTTCATTTAGAGCTGATAATGGAGATAGAACATTTAACACACTCAACGGTACAGGTTCTCAAAATGGTCCCAGAATACAAAATATATTTGTAACAGGAATAACTTCATTACAAGGATATGGAGGATTTTTTAGGTCAAACAACTCAGCCGCAGTAATACACATTAAATCAGATTTATAACAATGACAACAGCTAGAGATTTATCAAATATAGTAGGAACATTATCAAGACAAGGTCTTAATAAACCTAATTGTAATCCAATCATTATAAATGGTGATATGACCGTTGAAGAACATGGTATTAATCAAACACTTACAGGATTAGGTGATAATGATGAGGGTTATGTTCTACACGATAGAATGAGACATACTATTACAGCAGGTGCAGGTAGATTTACACTTGCAAACGCAGATATTACAGACTTATCAGAACACTCTAAGGCTCTTCATATTGATGTTACAACAGCAGACGCTAGTTTATCAACTACAAGTAGTGTTTACAATCTAGATTATAGAATTGAAGGATTTGATATTGCAACTTTATTAAAATGGGGTGATACATCTAACGATTCAAGTGCTGAGTATATTACATTAGCGTTTTATATGAAGACTGACCAAGCTTATACCTTTACAGTAGGACTGATTAATAGTGACCATTCAAGACATATTAGAAGGTCATTTACAACAACTACCTCATGGACTAAACACATTATAACTTTTCCACCTGATATAGGCAACAGTCCAAATAGTGATATAGGAGAAGGTTTAAGACTTAGATTTACTTTTAGTGCAGGTTCAGACTTTACATCAGGCACACTTGCGACAGAATGGGAATCCACTACTAGTGCCAATGCTCATGTTGGTGGTGATAATATTTTTGCCTCAACAGATGGTGATATAAAATTAACAGGATTACAAATGGAAATAGGACAATACGATTCAGATTCAATACCTAATTTTTTATATAATGGTGATAGAACGCTTGATTATGAAAGATGTCAAAGATATGCACAATTAAGAGCAGTAGAAAGTGACCAGGCTATAGGTCACGGAAATGCTTATTCTTCAACTATACTTAAAATAGATACAATGCAAAGAGGACAAATGAGAACATCACCAACAGTAGTGCAAAATACTAATAATGATGACATAAGGTGGGATTCTGAAAATGGTTTTGATACAACTGATACAGTAACCGGAACAGAGTTTGGCAGTATTTATGGAATTACACTAAATTGTAATAGTGCATCCGCTGGTCAATCATTTTCACTAACACAAGGTAGTTATTGCTTAGTATATGGTGGCACTTCAACTGTAAAAATATTGATGAGTGCTGAGTTATAAATAATGTAAAGGAGGAATGAAATGACATTAAGATATAAAAAAGTTAAAGACCCTGTAACAGATACAGTACAATGTATAAAAAAGTGGGATGACGCCCAAAGTGAACCTATAAAAGTTAGTCTTATTCCCTTAGATGAAAATAATACAGATTATCAAGAGTGGCAAGAATGGGATGCTATTGACGGAAACACAACAGAAGACGCTGATTAACAATGACAATTAATAGAGATGTTGCCAATATTGCTGGCAGACCACAAAAAATTAATAGACCTCATGCATATCCAATACTTAGTAATGGTGATATGAGAATAGCACAAAGAGGAACCAGTGCAACTGGTGTAGGTGCTAGTAATGAGTATGTAACTATTGATAGATGGAGACATAATTTTGCTAATACAGCAGGTCGACTTACATCATCTCAAAGTACAGATGTTCCTGATGGTCAAGGATTTAAACATTCTCTAAAATTAGATTGCACAACAGCAGATACATCCATAGCTGCAAACGAATTTGGTGCAATTTATCAAGGTCTAGAGGGTCAAGAGATAGGAATGTTTAATAAAGGAACTGCTGACTGTACCACATGGACTGTTATATTTTGGGTAAAGGGAACAGCAGCTACTTACGCATGTGAATTGTATGATAGTGATAATAATAGACAA